ATAGAATCATCATCTACATTTTCGCCGGTGAACTCTTCAAATGTTTCGGCAATCTTTAATTCATGAATATCCTCATTCTGAATTCGATCAATAAATGTATCGAACAAGAATGGATCTGTTTTCTTTACAACAATTACTTTTACGAACTTGCTTTCCAAGTTGCTCGTATCATAACCATTATAATCCGTTTGCTCGTCGTTGTACACAACTTTTTCAAATATCGTATGAGGGTTACGAACAGGAGTAACGCTTCTAGATTCGGTATCAATAACATGAAAGAACTTTGGATCATCACAATCTGACCAAGTAAACTCCATTTGAGAACCTAGGTAATGGATATTGCCTTTATTTGATTTTGTATGAAAATGCCCAGACATTACCATTTCGAATCGATCAAAAATCTCACTAGTCATACCATGC